CCATCAGCTCAGCAAGGGCTTGGCGTGTGCCTGGCAGGCAGTGCAGCCGAATTTCCTCTTCGCCGCGCCCCTTCCTCTTCGCCGCGGCTTTCGCTGAGCGATCTGCATTGCTCTTGGCCATGGCCTGCCTCTTCAATTCTGTGGGCTGGTAGATCCAGCCATGACTGTCGTCGGCGCTGGCGCACCTGGTTGTTGATGCGCCTCATGGTGGCCCCGGGAACTTGATGTCGTTCTCACGAGCGATGAGCCTGGCGCGCTTGGCTTCCATGCCCATCTCTTTCGCAGCTTCAATGACGGTCTTGCCGGCGTCGGCCAGTTCCTTCAGCCGCGGCGCTTGCTTGTTGCGCTCGATACGCAATTTGTTGCTGTGGGAGGTGCCGAACATAGCTTCCCGTTCACCGCAGACGCCCGGGGCGATTTCCTGCACCTTCTTGCCGGCGCCGAAGTAGTGATCCAGTTGCTGGTTCAGGTTCGCGATGATCGAGTCGCGAGGGTGGGGCATTGGTGCTCCGATCATTGCGCACCTCCCGGCTGGCGCTTGGCCTTCTCTTCGAGCTGAATGGCGTAGTCGACGGCTGCTGCGTATTCGAAGCGAAAGCCGCAGGTCTTGCCGGTGACCAGGTCAACGATGTGGTACGCCTTCGGCCCGACAGTCTTCACCTGGAAGCGAACCTTCTGCGCGGGTGATGCCTGGCCGATCAAGGAGTAGAAGGCGGCTGTGGCGATGCTTGCACGAGCACGCGGGGCGGCAACCCCGTCGACTCGCTGTTGAATTGATGGATGCATGGCGATTCCTTGGTGAGTGCTGCGGTTATTCGTCAGCACTCTGGCCGCCTGCTTTTTGCCGTTGGGCGCAGGGGAGAGTGCTGGCGGATACAGGCAGGCGCAAAAAAGCCCGAGATCACCCGGGCTTTTGCTGGTGTCACGAAGACCTCCCTACGTGACAGCCTCCCAGGTCCGCTACTGGCGACGACCTGGGTTTGTTTCATCAGCGGTGATCTTGAATTTTGGGGTGGCCTACCGGTTGCCCGGATGGTGCGCGGTGACACCGACGGCCCAGATGTCCGCTGCCTGCCAGGGTGAAGGGCGCAGCCTTCAGGCTTACTGACTTCATCGCGCAATCTCCTATCGCTCGCTCACTGGGCAGGCAGTGGCCACCTATCGAGGCTGCATTGGAATGTCGGTCCACACCATTTGCCGCAATCGACGTCCGGGCTTCGCCACAATCTGATTGCTCTGGATATGCTTTTTTCATGTCCCGCCGACATTCCGATGCAGCCTCTTTCGAGGTGCTCGGGCTTGCTTGTGGCTCACTGCAAGCGGGTGATTCGACTCCCTGCTACTAACAGAGTCGCCATTCCTTGCTACCGATACCCGGCAAGGCTGGTCGAGAAATCATCTGACCAGTGCTAGTAACACTGGCCTCACAGATCGGCTCTGTGGATTGATGCAGGTGGGCGGTTATAGGCCGCGATTTCGTCCGCATCCGTCTGCCCACTCGGTGAATGGGCAGAAGTGATGCCTACGGTTTGTCTTTCGCCTTGCCGATCATCAGCACCATCAAGAGCAGCGGGACGAGTACCAGGTCACCGACCATTGAGAGGATGCGGCTTGCCGAGTCGACGAAGACGACCCCGCCAGCGAGCCCGTAGGCTGCCAGCGAGCGAGCCTTGTTGCTGAACCTGCCGAACATGACTACAGGTAGTCTTTGAGGTTGAGGTTCATGATCTTGGCGGCCTTTTCCAGCACCGCCATTTCGGCTGGTTCGATCTCGCCGTCGGCCTCAGCCACGGTGAGCATGAAGTTCAGCACTGTGGCTGCCTCGTCGACGCTATGGGTCAGGTCCTTCAGTTCCTTCTCGGCGTTCTGGCGGATGATGCGCGGGCCGCCGTCGTTGAAGTCGGCCTTGGCGCGGTCGATGGTGTTGCTCAGCTCGGCGCCGAAGCCTTTCAAGGCGGGGAGTTGTTGATCAGCTTCTCGACCTTCTCTAGCTCTTCCTTCTCGATGTCGCCATCGGCGGAAGCGACGTAGAACACGCCGTAGACCGACGCCTGCATCAGGTCGCGGTTGGTCATCACGGCCAGGGCCTGACGAGCTTCGCCGGATTTTTTGCCAAACAGTTTGCCGAGCATTGGTGAATCCTCTGAGGTGGGTTACATCCCGCTGCACCCTGTCGCCAAGGTGCAGAAGTGATGCTGTCCTTCCTATTGCCGCCGGAGAGGCGGGGCGCATTGCTTGCCGGGTCATTCACACGGTTCTGGCGTTTCACCATCGAACATCCGTCCAGGTTGGTCCTGTCGTTGGCAGGCTTTCGGGCCTGTCTGCTCGCCGGTCGCCGGTAGAGGCAATGCGGTCTGTTTTTTGTTGCGCTGATTGTTAAAGAGCGGCGGGTTGTCCCGTATTGCCGCTACGATTCGCTGCGACGAGCAAATATTGCCGCCGGGGATATTTAAAGTCAATGCCGCCGGAGATATATTTATTCGAGGTAAAAAAAATCCGCACAGGGCGGGCTTGTTTTGGTGGGGGGGTCAGATATTTGCCGGGAAGTCCCAGGAGATGCGGACGGCCCAGTCATCTTCTCGACGCACAGTTACGTGCTCGGTATCGGCTATCTCGCCAAGGAGCTGTTTCCAGTCCTCCGCGCATTCATCCGCTCCCTTGCAAATGACTGCCGTTTTTCGTTTTTGGGCAGCGGGGGAGCTGATGATTTTTTGAATGCGGAGTCCAAGAAGCTCAAACGAGTTGGGCGGTGTTGGTTTGTTTTTTGGTTTTGCCATAGCACTGCTCCTTTTGTGTATGGATATACAGTGAATGATTCGATCCTTAAGCGCTAAACATTAACGATTAAAAACAATCATTTAACAGAGAAAAGCCCGCACTTAGCGGGCTTCAAGAGGGAGGTGCCTAGTGGCATTGCAGACAAATCGAAGGGCTCAAATTTAGATTCTGCCCAGCACCTTGCTGGGGGCAAGAATTGCGCCTACGTAATGGATTTTTTCGATATCAACCCGAGCTACTGTCAGCCGTTCACCGTAAGCCGAGTTGATCGACATGAGGCTGACTTCTTCTTCGTTTTCGAAGAGAAGTTCTTTAACCATGCTCTGTCCATCAACGGTGGTGACCATCACATACTCACCCGGCACCAGGCGGTGATTGGGTTCGCAGACAGCGACCCAACCGCTTCGGATCGCTGGAGCCATTGAGTCACCCTTGAGTCGGAGTGCGTAGGCGTCCTCATCCCTGGAGTAGGTCTCAACCCAACCAGCTGCCTGGTCAAGGCTTGTCCAATATCCCTCACTCCCAAGCTGTGCGGTGCCTTCAATATTGATTCGGCGCGGTGAGGAATAGATAGGGGGCCCAGCCTCGACATTGGATTCGAAGCTGGTCTGCGCCATTTTCGTAATCTCATCAGCCAGTCGAGGGCTGAATGACTCCACGGGTTTGGAAATCAATCCAGCAATTGCGCTTGCGATTTTTGCATTCAGTGCGTTGTAGCCGTTCAGGTACGCACTGACAGAGCCCTGATTTATGCCTAGAGCATCTGCGATCTTTCCTTGAGTCAGGGCGTCACGCCGTGACTTGCCTGTGTTGAAGGCATCCACAGCCGTTTTGAGCGCCAAGCACTCTTCTTTTTCCCAGCCTTCAAGTTCGCGTTTTTTCATTCGACGATTATTCCTTGCGGCGATATTTAATCAAATGCCGCCGGGCTTGATTTAATAAATGCCGCCGGAGATACTTTGGGGGTGTTTAATGATGGAGATCGGCGCGATGAGCCGAAAAAGTCTTGAAGAGTTTGCTCGTGCACGTGGGCAAACCAATGCGGCAAATCTGCTTGGGATGTCTCAAGGGTCGCTCAACAAAGCCCTGCAGGTCGGCCGTGACATTTTTGTTACTGAGCACGCAGATGGCTCTTACACAGCGGAAGAGCTTAGACCGTTCCCGGTTCAAAGCGCGAAAAGGACGCGTCGCCGGTTGCTGCCCATCCAATGAGCCAACTTTGAGCGCAATGGCGCCGAGAGAAAACTAGACAATGAAATCGCCAGTACTAGAAACCCGTCGCGCAGTGGTGATCGAGGTCGCAAAGAAATACCCAGGCGGCCAGGTATGCGCTTCAGCTCGCCTCAGTCTCGAACTGAAGCGTTTTAAGAATCAGGTTTATGAGAGCGGCGGTGTTGTTCCTCTTAGCGATGAGGAGGTTTACGTCCTCGAAAGCGAGCAGGGCACCACGCGCTTACCGGACTACATCTGCGCGATGTATGGCGGCGTATTTGTTCGCCTGCCTGAAGTCGGTGATTTGGACAACGTAGACATGCACCAGCGCTCTTTGCGTACTTCTGTGAAGCGCGGCCGGGTTGACCAGTTTCTTGCCCTCGCGCTGGAGGACGGCGAAATCACTGCCGTGGAAGCATCGGAGATTTTGGCCTTGCATGCCAAGCACCTAGCTGCGCGGCACGAGGAGGTGACCGCACTGATCGAGTTGCACAAGTCGAAGCGTCCAGCCCGACCGTTAGGCGGAAAGGATTGATATGCAGTTCACGATTACGATCAACCAAGTGAAAGCGCTGGAGTGGGGGTTGAACTCGCAGCAGGCGTTGTTGTTTTCGTTTGTCTACGAGTGCCCTAGCTGGGCAAGGCCAATCAAGACCGATAACGGGATTTTCTTTGCCCTGAGCAAGGCAAAGATCGTGGAGGAATTGCCCCTGCTCACTGACAAACCAGACACCGCGTACCGACTTCTCAAAGGGCTCGAGACCGCCGGGCTGATCGAGCTATCCCACACTTCAAACATCAGTTTGTTTCGTTTGACCGAGAAGGCCAAAGGGTGGAATCGCAAGTTGGACGGGTCGGAAAAATATCCGACCTCGAATGTGAGTGAGGGTCGGAAAAAAATCCGATCTACCTCGGAAAAATCTCCGATCAAGGTCGGAAAAATTTCCGAGCAGGGTCGGAAAAAAATCCGAGAAGGGTCGGAAAAATCTCCGACAAATCAGGGTACCAGTAATCAGGGTACCAATCAGGTAACCAGTAATCAGGATAAGCAGGGCGCTGACGCGCCAGGCAAATCGCCAAAGTTTGATCCGCTGATGGCCAAACCGGAAAACGTCAGCGTCGAGGTGTGGGCCGACTGGTGCCAGCACCGCAAGGAAATCCACAAACCCCTCACCGCCAAGAGCTGTGAGCAACAGGCCAAGGCCTTGGCGACACACCCAGCCCCCGATTCCGTGCTGATCCTTTCGATAAGCAACGGATGGACGGGGATCTTCCCCGACAAAGCAGTCAGCCCCGCACATCCACTTCCGGTCAGCCGCCACTCTGGCTTCGACACTCGCGATTACAAGGCTGGCACCAAGGAGAACGCCAATGGCACCTTCCGTCTCTAACTTCGGCGCTCGCATGGACCGCAAATTCGGCGTCATCGGCCGTCAACCAGCGAGCTGCTTGGATCATGGTGAGTATTCGGCGGTCATTCTCAGGAGCGGCAGTCTGTCAGGCTGTCCGATCTGCGCGAGTAACCAACGCGACATGCAAGAGCTCGAGCGCAAGCGCTCCCAGTTTCGGATTGTTCAACAGTCGAGCGCCCGGATTCCAAAACGTTTCGCGGAAAAGACGTTTGCCGATTTCGTCGTATCGCACCCTGCCCAGCAGATTGCCCTAGATGCATGCACCGATTATGTCGAGAACTTTTCGAAGCATCGCCGGGAAGGTCGCTGCATGTTGCTGTTGGGGAAGGTCGGCACCGGCAAGACCCATCTGGCCATTGCCTCGGCCAATCACCTGATCAACGAATGCATGGTCAAGGCCATCTACCGCACGGTGGGCACACTCATCAGCGATATCCGGGCGACGTTCAATGATCGTTCGGGTGAGTCCGAGGCGCATATCCTGCGTGAGGTGATTGGCGCGGACCTGCTGGTGCTTGATGAAGTCGGCGCCACCAAGCAGAGCGAGTTCGAGCTGGCCACGCTGTTCAGTATCATCAATGGTCGTTACGAGCAATGCCGCCCGACGATCATCGTCAGCAACCTTTCTCCTGCCGAACTGAACGACGCCATTGGCGCGCGCTGTGTCGACCGCATCCGCGAAAACGGCTGCATTGGCGTGGCATTCGAGTGGGAATCTCAACGCGGTAAGGAGGGCTTCTGATGGGGATCAGCTTGGAAATACCCGATCGCCGCTTGGCTATTCCGGATCCGGCAAACTATCGGTTTGCCGTGTTCTGCTGCTCTTTCAAGTTGGACCTGAGTGATACACCGGACCACGCGTTGGTGCTATTCGCCGACGAAGCCATGGCCAAGCGGTACGGCGCGTGGATGTGGCCTTCAACGTTCGAGGTGATGGACCGTTTCAACCAGCCGGAGACGACCGATTGAGCGCCCTGATCAAGACCTTGACCGTAAAGCTGTCCGACGCCGAAATTCAGCGCAACGCCAAGCTTGAGCATGTGCGCGACCTTCGCGATGCCAGTCACCCTGCGTTGCACTTTCGTTTCGCGAAGAATCGCGCGCGCGGGTCGTGGTACCTGCTGAACAAGCGCCAGTGGCACCGCATCGGCGCCTTCCCCGACCTGTCCACCAAACAGGTCGTTGCGGCTTTGCCAGCGGTGCGCTTGCGCGTGGCCGCCGATGGCGCTGCTAGCGTTTCTGGCTGGGTGACTGTGGGCGAGCTGCTGGACTGGTTTACCGATCGCATGGCCCGTTCGCGCGCGCTCTCTGCCAAGCGTCGTGCGGCCAGCAAGTCCGCCATCAGTTGCCAGCTCAAGCCGCGCCTGGGGGATCTGCTGATTTGTGAGGTGAGTGCCCAGACCCTCGATCAGCGGCTGATGTGGCCAGGGCAGGAAGAGTTGTCGCTGTCGTACGTCCAGCAGCTGTACCGGCTGCTCGCGGTGGCATTTCGTCAGGCCCGTAAGCTGGACCTGATCCCGGTCAACCCGATGGCGGAACTCAAGTTCATCAACTTCACGACGGCCCGCATCCTGCCCAAGCCTGCCCGCTTGCGCGATGTCCAGATGCCCGAGCTGGTGGAGCAGCTGACCGCGCGCTTCGAGAGTGCACCCGCTGACGCCATGCTGGCCCTGATGATGCTGTGCCACGGTACCCGCATCGGCGAAACCCGACAGGCCCGTTGGGCCGACATTGCGCTGCCTGAGCGTGAGTGGTTCCTGCCAGCCGAACACACCAAGAGCAAGACTGAACTGCGGGTGCCGCTGACCGATCAAGTCTGTGCACTGCTGCGCCGGTACCGGGGCCGGCAGGCCGCCCAAGGTTACGAAGGTCCATTTCTGTTTCCGTCCCGTCGAGGCAAGGCGTTGAGCGATAACCAGGCCAGTACAGTGTTCACGCGATTAGGGCAGGGCGCCTGGACCAGCCACGACCTGCGCAAAGTGGCCCGTACCGCGTGGACTGACCTCGGCGTCGACGGCCACATCGGCGAGATGCTGTTGAACCACTCGCTGGGCAAGATCGCTTCGACTTACATCAACACCCAGGCCAAAGAGCAGCGCCGTTTGGCTTTGGTGAAGTGGCACAACTGGTTAGATGAGCGTGGCTTCAAGGCGATCCACCAGCAGACAGGCGCTAGATATGAAGATTCGCAAAACCTCGTAGACGCCTTGAATAGCGCTGCCTGCGAGTCAATTCCGCAATTTGTTAAGGGCGAGGTTTGAAAACATGAAAAAAGCCCATGCCCAAGTCTTTCGTAAGGCGCAGATAGAGCTGGAGCAGTGCTTGACCTGCAAGGGAAAAGCAGTGGTGCAAGGGGTGTTTCATGAGTTGGTTTGCGTCGATTGCAACAGCTCAGGTTGGGTGATGGCGGGGAGTCGATTGATGCTTTCTACAGACGAATTGGTGACACAACTCAGCCTCCGATTGCAGCAGGCTCAGCGCGAAATTGAGGTGCTGAAGCGAGGGCCATCGTTTTCTGGCCCGGCTGCGTACTACCAGCAGAACAACCGTCGCGGTACCGGCGGATCAAATTACACTGGGGATTGAAAGCATGATGATTCGTAAACCGGCAGGCCGACCTTTGGGGGATACCGAATACCTGGTGGAGCAGTGGGGTTGGTGGCGGATGGATGGGGCCGGGGTCCCAACCTATATTTCACCGACTTTTGCGCTAATGCGTCAGGCAATGCCGCAAGTGTCGGCGAGCAAGAGCTATTGCATCACAGATGAATGGGCCGGAGCTATTGATAGCGCGATTGCGCGGCTCTCACATCGTGACCGACAAATGGGCGATATTATTTGGCTTTACTACGGTGCTAAATGGCCCATGCTTCGGGTTGGCAAGCACTACGGCATAAGTGAAGGGAAGACACGGGAATTAGTGAGAGCCGGAATCGCGTGGATCGATTGTGCTGTCGATGAAATGCGGAAAGCTGCTTAAGGTATTGGCTGATTGCTGCCTACCGCGAAGGGCAGCAATCGGCCCAGGCTGTGTGAAAACGTTTTAGAGCGAGTTTGACAGTCAGAATTGGAACGAAAAACGCGTTCCTACGTAAATTGTTGGTCTGCTGACCAGCCAATCGCCGAAAGATTTTACGTAGCAACGCAGACTACAAAACAGCGCATGCGTTTTCACACAGCCTGGACCAAAAGCAGCCGCTCGTGGGCAGCTTTTATGACACCAGAGCGTGATATCGCTCCACCTTTATACTCAACCAGAATGGCTCCGAAGCAGAATTGGCGTTAGCATTCCGTCCACTAGGCTTAAACAGCCTGTTTTTCAGATCAGGGTCGCATTGTGGAAAAGCTAAAACGCCTCGAAAGTGGAATCGAAGGGCTCGACGCTCTGCTCAA